TAGCAGTTACTTGAAATATAAGCCCATACAGAACTATTAGGTATATTAGCTACAATGCTTATTGCATAATCAATTACTATCACATTCCTCTTCGTACTATTACTTGTCCACGTTACTGTACCACTCGCAATAGTCGTATATGAACCCCCATTCTCAGCATAAGCATAACTTCTCCCAGTTATAGCCTGAAGCACTGTTGTGGCAGAAGTCCCAACAGAGAATATATACTTTTTATTCGCATCAGAATAGGCAGCAAAAGCCTTTACGATGTTCAGTTCTTGTGCATCCGGGTCGAAATCGGCCGGTGCTACAAAAGCTTCCATCGTTAGTGGAGCTACTGCAGGCAATTTGGTGAAGGCATTATAAAAATACATACTCGTTGGCTCTTTTTGAATGAATGAAAATCGCATGACTATGCGTTGAATAGTTCGTTGAATGGAATATCTAGCGGTGTAATACCATCCTCTTGCCAACCGGAATTTATATCAAACACCTGGTGTTCCTCAACTGGGTGAGAATCGTTGAATTCGGCGATTGTCATCAATCGGCGGGCATTCTCGTCATTAGCAATCGCTCTTGACTGAACTTCCATTACACGATCGTAAATCTTTTGCTCAATTTCGGTCAAGGTAACCGTTCCATATTTAGAAACAATTGGTTGGCTAACCATTGATACCTTATCAAATTTCGATTCTAAGCGAACCTTTATGTTTGCTTCATCTTCGCGCTGATTAATTGCAGCTACCAACTCAGGGAGTGATTTAAATACGTAACGTGTTTGATTTTGATACTCATTTACTTTTACGAATGTAGAATTCTTCACGTTCGTTGGTGTCACGTAACTTTCAGAGCGATATACACGTAAATCGGGTACCGACTGAAGTGCTACATCCGTCATGATCAATATCTCCTCCATGGGGTTAGGCAACGTTGGGTCGAAATTAGGATCTGCAGAAGGGAAATTGAATGAAGTACTAGCAGCTTGCCAGTCGCGTCCACCAACTATACCACCTTTAATACCTGCGTAATCACGTTCAGAAAATGGGATAGTCCAAAGAATTTTAATTGCTTTCATATTTGTATTTTTTATTTATTATTTGTTCATTAAGATCGTCAATACTAAATTTTTACCGGTTTCAGTTGTTCCGATTGCTTCTACCGAAACGGTTCTGATATCTCCTACAGCATATAATGTTGGAGTTGTGACCAATACCGGTGCAGCAGTAAGATGAAGCGAACCGGCGTTTATTTTTGGTTTTGTAGTAAAAATGGAAACTCCATTTTTCTTCACGTCAACTTCTATCGCAAAATCTGTAGGTGCTGCAGTAGACTCAAGATAAATATCAGCTGCCGTAAATGAATGTGCTTCCAACATCGTGTGACTTGCTTTTTGACCGATTTCAATATCAACATCTAATCCGGAAAGAACGTAAGGAGCGGTTTCGGTGGAAGAACCGGAAGCGCCTGGATCACCTTTGTCACCTTTATCTCCTTTGTCACCCTTTTCACCAATACCGGCATCGCCCTTATCACCTTTATCGCCCTTATCGCCTTTTTGAGTTGCTACCCATTCAGCTTCAGTAAGCTTTGGGTTATCTGTTGTAGTGTCCAGGTAACTATGATATGCTGAGTTATACTCGGCGGTGTAGTCGTCAGATACTTTTGTGATCATACATACCACAATGTAAAGTGGACGTTGATCAATAGGCGTAGTTCCGGCTACAGTATTTACTTTAAGTTTGAAATTAAATCCAGTTTCAGTAGGACTTTTATCACCACCTGCAAATGCAGTTGTATTAGAATTGTCATTGTTATCTCCAGCCCTTTGTCCTGGTATTTCTATTTCCACTGAAGGGATATTTTCCTTTTTCAATAACAATGAATTATTTCCTCCAGTATTCCCTACTTTACCATAATTCTCTGTTGATTCTGTTGTATTTAGAGGTAATGGATATTTAGCAGGATTATAGCCAATAGCAAACCTATCACGGTGATCAGGAACGGTAACACCGTTATACTTTACGCCTCCATGTCCATCGGCCAAAACAAACCCCGTCGGAATAGGTCCAAGGTTAAGATCCCATTCAACTGACATTCCCTTTTTTATTCCGGACGAAGATGCAGCAAAATTGATCAGGTCAATAAACATCTGACCAATTCTGGTCGCGCTATTGGCTTCATCTACCGTTTCATTTTTTATTAAATTGGCCTGTGCTACTAAATCGGAAAATAGACTCATATCAATTATTTTTACACAAAATTATCGTTTCAATGCTTCATCAAAAAGGACATTATTCTATAAACCTACCAGGCTCAAGTTGATCAATAAACGGAAGGTCGAAATTGAATGATACCAATGTTCCGTGTACATTTATCGAAATATTCTCTACAAAATTCAAGTGTATTTCACTTAGTTTTAGGGTTTTTAGAAATGGATACTTCACCCGGTCTTTTCGATCAATCTTCATTTTTCGAATAAAATCCTCCGAAATACGCTCCATACGGTTTTTTACCTCTGTAACATCAGCATTTCCGCCGTTATTCGTCACCTTGTCCAGGAACATAAGTTCTACATATCGTTGCTTACGTGTTGCATCTTCAGGACCTGTATAGGTTATCTCCAACTTATCGAGCGTAACCACTGGATAACTCTGACTAGGCGTTTTCAATTGTGCATCGGAATTAAGTTCGATAAAGTGCCCTTCTTCCTCCGAATGCTTAATATCTACATGCTTTTCGCATAGACCGCTAATATAGCCGGTGAAATTATCGAGTAGGTTTTCCATTCTTTTTGTAGTTTTTAATGCGTGTATTGATCGTTTTAAAAGCCGTTATACATTTCGCCTGCCGGTATTTTTCCTCATTGATAATATCATCACCTATCAGGTCATCAATCATTCCTGTCCAGTCCGGAAGATTCGACAATGATTTAGAGGGCTGTTTCCGGCGTTTCGATTCTTTTTCGTCGCTCGGTTCATCGCTCGAAAACAGAAATTTGAATGATCCGGCTAACCAACGCCTGAGGAATATATAATTCATAAATATGGCGTACTTCGTAGCCTGGTCAACACGACTGGAAACTGAAGCGATCCGCTGATTCATATCTACACCTGTAATCACTTCTTTCGGCTTCAGGTACAGTGCAGCGATAAACTGATTCAGTTTATCATCCGTTTTTTTGTTTACATATTCGAAAAAATAAGTGTCGAATATGGCAAAATGCTCAATAGTGATATTACTCAAGCGTGGACGTGGAGACTGCAGCTGCGTTCCTGGTATCTCATCCATAAAAAAGAAATTGACGGATCCGTTTGGATTCACAGCAAACTCTGTCAACTCAGTAAGTTTGTATAATTCAAATTTGCTCAGTTTATTAAGTACTTTTTTTCTGATTCCAAAAAAGGTACTGCAGAAATCTACATCGTTCATTGGTTGTAGATAAATGCCGGCACATGCCGAGAACTGGCGCGACTTCAAATCACTCCATTTCTCAGGTACCTGTATCGTTACTCGTTTCCGGAAGAAAAATAGGCGGGTATAGTCTAGCTCAAGTGTTTTCATGCCCAGAATGCTTTTTTATCAGCATTATTCACCTTTGGTGTTCTGCTGGTAGTGGTGGTCACTCCAAAATCTGCCTTCAGTATTTTTTCGGCAAGTTTCCAATAACTTATCGCATCACCCTCGGCCATGGTAGCCTGCATCTCTAACCGGTTATCTGCCACCGGTGACGAGTAAACCGAATCATCCGTATTTCTCAATGCCTCGAAAAATAGCCCTTTGTCGGTCAATGCTCCGGTTTCACGTATCAGGCGAGAAACGCCATAGTGCACAATCACCGGTATAAGAGCATTTCGAAGTTTGATAAATTTTTCAGCTGGAGTATCTTCGCCCAGTTCCGCCTTCAGGTCATCATATATCGACCCCAAGCGAGCTGCTATGATCGTTTGCTCCACAATTCGGAAATGTGGGCGAAGTCTCAGGAATATAATCCGGCTACGGCCAATAAAATAATTATCGTCCATATCCTGTGTGCCGCGTACTATTTCAGATTTTTGTCGGGTAAAGTTCGCAGATCCGGCAAAGGTGGTGAAGGTGGTAGCATTCGCTTCCAGGTACGAAAGCATTTCGTCAATAGCATTAAAGCCTTTTTCGCGCCAACCGTTTTTCAATGTTTGTTCCTGGTACTTGTACATTGTTTTTTTATCGGCCGATTCCTGACGGTGCATACCCGAATCATCGATAGTTACGTTCAGCTCGTCGAAGTTGCTCCAAAACGACAGGAATGCATTGGCACGTTGCGCCAGATAGATAAAGCGTATTTGCTCGTTAGACTTAGTTGCGTCAGCATAGAACCCTATTAGTTCGTTAGCCGTTTCTTCACCCAGTACCGGACGGATATATGTTTCGAATCCATTCCGAAGCGGAGCTTCCATTTGAGAGAAAGCAGTATCAGCTGATACACTTATTATTGGGCGGATCTCACCGCCTTTGTTCCATTTACTTGCAGAGAATATCATATTGCTGTAATTTTATGATACAAAATTCAGCAATAAAATGGGGAGAGAAAAGGACACAAAAAAAGGCGAGCAGATCTGCTCACCTTTTTTTGTACCTAATTTAAACGTTCTATTGATTCTACTACGTTGAAAGTATCATTTGATTCAATGTAGTCTTCACCAGTCCAGGCATACCATTTATCGTATTTCAAAATGTGTGATGCACCTACTTGAGGGTTTTTGAATTTAAAGAAGTCTTTTTGCTTATTATATGATGTAAGGTCTATGAATCGCCTTGTTATGACCTTCGTTTTTCTATCTATATAGCTTTCGAGCTCAAATACATTCATCATTTTAGTATTTATTAATGGTTTACTTTTTATACAAAACCCAATTCGGTACACCTTCAATAAACTTAGTACCAAAACCAAGCTCCTTGAGCGTATCATTTATTTTAATGGTAGAAACATACATTATCTCATTTAGTTCGTACTGCAGTTCCGTGGCCGTTCTAAACTCCATATCTTCCACATCACCTTCAGTAGAATAATTAGCATGTATAAAGTCCAAAAAACGAGTGTCTTTTTTCTTTACTTCTTCCGGTTCCTGGTCATCGTCTCCGTATGATCTAAAACCTATTCTTCTTGCGCTCATGATTGTATCCCTCCTGTAAAATTAATTGATATACTCAAATCACCACATAAAAATGAAACTGAATCACAGTTAGTGTCTTTAAACTTACCTTTTAAAGTAAGTTCCTCACGCTTACGGATTTCTTTACGCGCTTCACGAATAAATTGATCAAGATACTCAATAGCCGTTTCGCTATTCGTTATTTTACTTAGTTCTACCGCTTGTGGAATTATAAGTTCTACAGGCTCTACTGGAAGAATACCTTTTACTGGTTTTGCAAGACGGGTCCTGCGGATAGTGTAATTGTTCATTTTGTATCTGTTTTAGCGTTTTTTATGTACAGAGAAGCGGCTGTACATTTCCCGTGTTCGCTAAAACAGATACTACATGAGCAAGCTCACAAAAGTAACAAGTGGAAAATAATACAGCCGCCAGTCTTAAATATCTGTACGGTTTGGGCATAAAAAAAGCCCTAAAAAATTGGGCAACATTTTCAGTTGCTCATGTTCAATCTGTTTTAGCTCTGCAAATATCAGAATAGTTTTCGAATTGGCAATAAATAATTAATAATATTTTCAAATAAATAGGGAATTAATCTCAGAATATATTTTTTCAGTATTTTTACCTGTCTTTAAAATAACAGTCAATTCTCTTTCCTTGTATTTTATAACAAGAAATAATTCAGATAAGTTTTTCTTATTGGCTCCAATAGCACCACCTACAAGGAATCCAATACCACCTGTCAAAGCTCCACCAACCAAAGCACCTGCTACGGTTTTCCCTACTGAACGACTTCCAATATTTTCAAAAGAAACATTTAAAATATTCTCTTTATGGATTCTTATTCCTTTACCCATAACTAGAAATCCACGCGGATCCAAATCTATATAACCTCTAATTTTATTTATAGTTAGATTTACGTTTTGAGGTTTACCCCATTCTGGATGGCCTCCTAAATACTCAATTTCATACTGCATATAATTTCAATAATTAATAAATTTCACTTCACCCTTATGTAACTCATACATAGAAACAATCTTAGCTTCATTCTTTACCACTAGCTGAAGCTTAGGCAGAACGCTTGCATCTGATCCGGAATAAGCATTTTTAAGTTTGCAATACAGCAATAAGTTACGCAATAGTGTATGTTGCTTTTCTGCAGTATCAAACCGGTTCCAAAGGCCATCAATGATAACTGCTACATATTTATCAGGAGTAATTATCAGGTACTTTTCAGAAACGAGTTTTTCAAGCTCACTAATAACAGAAGAAATATTTGTTTTTCCCATGACATGCAATGTTAGATTTCACTCTACAAAGATATGAAATTATTAATAAAAATAAAGCTGCCGAACTTCACAGTCCAGGCAGCTTATCAAAATAACCATTTAAAACAAAATTACGAAGTATAAAAATTCTTATCTACTTTTTGGTTCTATTTGCTACAGTTCCTCCAGTATCTGTCATTACATAGTAACTTGAACCTAAGTACAACGGCATAAATGATTCTTCAAAAAATGTTATTACTGCATAGCAATCTTTCAAATCATCATCATCCCATTCTTTCGTTGTTTCACTAAATGCTTCTGGGCTTTTCTCTTTTTCAATGTAAGAGTAGAAACCTCCAAGCATCGTGTCTGTTTCAACACAATTTTCAATTCTGCGCAAAATAAAATTTGCCCAATCTTCAGTTTTTTTTACTGCTGTTTTCATTTATTTATGTATTTATATATTGGCTACTCTTTTAAAGGTTTTCGCCAGTCCCTATATTCTTTAAAACAAAATTATCATTACCACTTTAGGGGGTAGTGGGTTTATGCCAAATTTTTCTGTGTTCCGCTTCCATGATCCAGGGTAACCAGTATTGTATTCCTGTACCTGAGTTCAACGTCAGGATAGCCATTATACCTGAGCATTGTTTGGATTGGATCCAGTAGGTTCTGACGGTCTACCCAGGCGTTTGCAATATTGACCAAAAATGCCTCACGTATATTCGAACCTCCCTGATTACCGGCATATGTTCCTCCGGGCATACCGGCACCAAGTACGTTGGGGTTAATCATCAGGGCAAACATAATTTCAGAGTTTGCAGCTGCACTGGTCACAAGCTTATCACCTTCTTTCGATTTATTATCCAATGCTGTAATTTTCCATTCTTCCTCTACCTTACCCTGATCATTTACCGAGTAGTGAGTAAACAAAGGCTTTTCTGCATTCTCCTGACCAAGTAGGTTTTGCTCAATATCCTCCATATACAGGTCAATGGCGGCCATACGATCTTCCGGCTTTTCAAAGTCACCTTCAGGGAATTTCTTATCCCAAAATGAATAAGGGATCTGTATGTGCCACTTCCAAGTCGCTTGATTTTTATACACTTTCTTCAGGTAAGCGGGTACCGACTTAGCAATATCAATCCAACCGGCCAGATAAGCACTCAACCATATAGGTTCAGAATACGTATCACGATTACTCCAGCTGTCACGAACCATCATAATCATGTTCTGAAGGTTCTTTTTTTCGTACCGGCGAATGTCCAGATCCATATCAGGATCATACTCAAGCAACACATCGAAAAAAGAAAAATCTTCTTTACCAGGTGTATCCGGAAACTTACCCGATACAACCAACTGTTCAAATGCATTTGTATCACGTTGCGTAAGGCGCCAGAAGTAAGCATTTACGGTATTAAGCCCTACGATCTGACTACCATCACCGTTGGGGATCAACTGCACAGCTGCAGCACCAAATTTAAAGTAATCACGTCCACAATTTTCCATATAGTTACGGAACATTCGGCGTTTGCTGTAAAGCAACTGCTGAACTGCAGGATCTTTATATGGCGAAAGGACCTCATTCCCATCAGCGTCGAATCCGTCTACCTGAGCAGCATAAATTCCTTGACCAATAGTAAAATTACGGATAAACTTTAGCCCGGAGTTTAATACGCTGGTAGAACTGATAATCTTATCAGCCCATTGCGGAAAATCATTGTTTGATCCCCACGAAAGTAATTTTTTACCTTCAATGGATGTAAAGTCTTGATCTATCTTTGTATCAACGACTTTAATCAAAGCCTTTTTTTCCTCCGGAGTAATACCCTGAGGAGCACCATTGGTAACAGCAAAATAACTGGTAGACGATACCATCAGGGGCGTACCCTTTTTATTGTAAATTATATCCATATATTTAAAGAATTACTTCCATTCCATTGTATTGCAAAATATTATCAATCCCAACCGGATAAACATGATCCAGTAAATCACCATTCTCTTTACAGGGTTGAATACCACGTTGGCGCGCTATACTCATATTATATCTCAATCCCCTGCAGACAGCTAGTGGAAAGAAACGAACTTTACCCGATTTATCTACAAACTTGATATTGAATATCATTCTATTTCCATTCGGAAGCCATTTAATGTCAAGTTCTTTGAGCATCAAGTTCCTCCGTATTTTTGTAGGTCTTTGTGCCATTAGTTGAAACTATCATCAAATTGGTGAGTGAATATCCTTGGTTTAGCAAATGCCTTATAGCTGGTTTTAAACTGATTACTTTGTGCAAACCGATAACTAAAGCTTACTTCTTTCAGTTCATCCGATCTATCAACAAAGCTGAAGCTCTCATCCGTAATAACTATATCCTGAAATCCATGTTGATCTAGCAAACAAACCTGATCAGAGTTAAGTAAATCTTCTAAAACCTCTACATCTTCATCCGATATATATCCACTCGAAACAGTCATTTTATTATCAAGATCCCGACTAATACTTACACGCTTCTTTTGTATTGTTCCAAAGCTACGTGTCCATTTCCGATCTGGTCTCTCATCGCCTATGCAAGTAAATGACTCCTGAGCGCCGAAGCAGTTCCGGAACACAAATGTTTTCTGATCCGGATAATTTCGGTCATCCATTGTGAAGCGAATAATTGACTCTACCGACGTATATAAGTTATAATAGATCAGATCCGTTTCATTGCAACCTATAGCAGTGGCGATTACTGCAGGCGAAACATTAAGTCGGTAAAACTTAGCAGCATTTGCAAGAGTAGCAAACTCAACCGTTTGTGAAAGGTCAGACGTCGTTCCACGATAAGCAGCGTATAATTGCACTGTGGATCCACCATAAAACGATATCCATTCCTTTCGGCCGAAGGCAGTAGTTTTATTAATCGATCTCGATAGCGGGATACTCAAAAACGTATCTGCCGGAAGCGATCCCGAAAAATCAACAACGCATGGGAAAATAGTGACATTTTTCACTACCGGTGCAAGAGCATCCTTTTCAAGTAGAGAAACCGTGACAACAATAGCTTCACCATCAATACCATTTGCAGCTTCAAAATTATTTGAAGAAAAGTAAACCATTGCCAGCTCTCCAATGCCCATTATTCGAATCACACCATCCGGATCCGGTATGTATTTTTCTTCCAAAACAGGATTACCTCCAACAGAGACAGTAGCCAGTACATAACCGGTTACACTGCTGAATATAATATCGCCATACTCTGCGCTTAATCCTGAATTTGGAAATCTTATTTCTACCATAGTTATAACTTTACGATACAAATTTCCATAAAAAATTAGGTAGAGAAAAGGACATAAAAAAAGCCCAAACTTTTCAGTTGGGCGTTCAAACATTATAAATTTTTAATTTTCATCTCTACCCCTCGCGGGTGTTTTCCGCCTTTTTGCTACTTTTTGGCGGGACAAAAAGTAGTCGACACACACCAAACCACCCTTATTTAGGTGGTTTACGTGCTGTTATTCGAACTTACAAAAGCATGTCGACAGACTCAAACAATAAATCTAAAGTCGTTTGTACGGGCTTTATTTCGGGCATTTCAATAGTTTGTATTTTTACATCTATACTTTCAATTTTCGAAAGGTCTATTTCTCGGATATATGGTGTTAAATAAACGGGGTGAAGTTTAACTTCCCATCGTCTCCACTCTAACATGCGTAAACTATCCATGTGCGAAACTACACCGTACAACCCATTTAAACATAAATTTATAACTGTCATTTGGCAGCATTGTAAATCAATATCAGCACCATAGAACTCTAAACAACGGTTAATTTTTGCAGCAGATAGGAACATACGACCCGAACCACAACAACAATCATTTAAAGATTTTCCGTTTTCATACGGTCCTGTAAATTGTGACATCATATCACAAAGGTACTGAGGAGTAAAAAACTGCCCTTGTCGCTCGTTACTCAATATCTCCATAAAATAATCGCCTAAACAGTCTTTCAATCCTTCGCCGTGATTGTCCATATCAATCACTAAACAACCAAAAGCATGTGAAAAATGCATCATTTCATCGGGTGTATACTTCTTTGCAGTTTTTAAATATTCATCCTCTTTGCCTTTCATAGATAGAGCACACACGGCAAAAGTCAGTAAATCACAAAAGGCTGTACCCCTGCCCATTCTTCGCCCTGCGTGCTCAATATGTTTTACGAAACTCATGCAACCTCTAAATTTAAACCATTCAATAAAGCCAGTAAAGCGGGATTTTTACTTTGCATGTCTGTGAGTACTTCAGTAGCTGAATTTTTGGATATCACAATTTTATTTTTGTGAAGTTCCACCTTTACCATATCCCCAACATTAAAGCCAAACTTTTTCAAATAATCGCCTTTTAAGTTGATGCCAGGTGCATACTTTTTGCCCTGTGTCATTTGGCAAACTGTCAATATTTTTTCAATCATGCTGCCGCCCTCCTTTCATGAACTTGCAAAGAAGAGAATACAAAACAAATCGGGTAGAAATCCGCTGCATCTTCCTCGCTTTCGGTTGGTTCTGTTTTCGGTTCGAGTTTTCCTATCGCTTTAGGTTTACCCCACAATAACAGTGCATGTTCGCCTTTTATTACACTTTTACCCTCTTGATTCCATTGTTTTAGGGTTTTTAAATCCTTATGCCCTTGCTCAGAATATAAAGCCGTTAAGCCCTCGTTAATGGTTGATATTTCGCCAATCTCAACAAGTTTTTTAAACGGCTTAGATAGTTCTTTTAACTCTGTTCTTTTGGCTCTGATAGATTCTAGTTGCGCCTCAGTAGGTTTGCGCTTTTCGGAATTATTCATAACTTTGTAGTGCGTAAAAAATTATTTGTATTAATCAAGTGTTTTTAAATCCCTACAAGTTTGCCGACCTGTAGGGATTTTTTTTTAGGCTGCGAATTGAATTTTAATTTCGTTCTCAATTTCGGTGATGGCTTCGTCAAATTCTTGCTTCCAAAATTCAAGTACTTTGCCAATGGTGCGAGGGGATGAACTTTTAAATTCTTCACCGTTGGCATCTGTCACAACTATTTGAGCGTTTTCACTTTCATGCTTAATTATGAACCTATCAAGCGATGACCGCTTAGCGGTTAGCTTGGTGTGCTTTTCATCTAGTAAGTGAATAAGAGTTGCACGGTTTTTCAATTCTTGAAGTGTTGGCTCTTTTTTTACAACCGTTTCGGGTTTCACTTCATCTTCTTTTTGCACTTCGTTGGCAGTTGTTTTGTTTTTTCCACCTTCCGAAATCATTAAAACTGGTTTTGTTACCTCTACCGCTTTTAAAGCGTTGTTTCCTTTTACTTGTGTCATTGCGTAAAAATTTAAAATATTAATAATGTTTATATATAATGACATTGCCGTGTCATTTGGTAGTACAAATATACGAAAAAATTCAATAACAACAATACTATATATCTGTATATCAAGACACTAAATCAACATATCAATAAAAAAGCAACCTTATTATTTACAAATAACATCAAAAATCAAACTGAAAAATATTTTTTATGTGCGGATTCAAAAATCAAAATATAATTCGAAACTAAAAAGCTGTAGAAGCCAAAAAAAACCGAAAAGCTAAAAAACCTTAATAAATTACTATTTAATTAACAATCAAGGTCTTAAACTCTCCAAATCCCTGCGACATCGTCGCAATGTTTGACTACAAACCCCACCCCGCCCTATGGCTCGGAGCACTGAAAACCGCACGTTTTTAAGGAAATATGACAGGCATGTGTTAATAAAAGGCAGTCCTATAGGCGAAAAGCAGTCCTATATCGCACATTTAAGTATTTGTCGCACAAATACTGATGATAATCGCACATTACTCTTTCAATTGCTCCGGCGCGAGAGCAATTGAATGTGTAATGGCAACTAAATAGCACAATGAAATGATTTGATTGTGCGACTACCTAAAACCGTGGGTCTACGAAGGAGGAACCCTTCTTGAGTTGTGGACCATACTTAGTCCATATACGTTTGTCGACAGCATCACCGAAGTGTGTTGCTTCTTCAGGGAGTACAGAAGTGCGAGCCTCGCTCTTCTTATCCTTCTCAAACGTTCCATTAATCTTCTGAGTAACAGATGTGTTATTCATTGATATGAGTGTGTACTTGCAACGTGCACCATTGAACCGCTTCTTTGGCAGCTTTGGTTCTGCCTCGTGCAACAGGTAACGCCACAGTAGATACTTCTCATTCTGTGGTGGTTCTTTACCCGGGTGCTTCCGGACAGTTACTTTCCACTTATGCTTTTGCAAGCGTGATATAGCATGTTGATTGTATGTTTTCTTACTGTTAGCCAGCTTAAGATCTCCATAAGTATCAACAGTGAATATAACTTCTTTCTTCTTGTGATAGCGATAGTAATCACAGAAGTCATCCATCAATGCATTGATCATTGTATCAGGGTTATCATCAGGCTTAACATAGAACTCATTGATATTATTGTCAGTGAGTTGAATAAGTCCTGTAACGAAATCGAACATGCGTTCCTGGGCAACTTCAATCAATGAAATCTTACTACCCCAATCGGGTGTTATCTCAATAGGTCGGTTCGGATCACAGTCGGAATCGTACAGTGAATTACGTTTCTGCAGCTCTTTCCAATCAAAATCATTGTTATCAGCTAATCCGCGAATAAAGTCATCGTTATCGGCCTTATAGTACACATGGCGTTCGTCAATGGCATAATAACAATCAGTCACTTTGTCAATGTAATAGTTCAGGATCTCAATCATGAACGTAACCATGTCCATCACCTGGTACATCTTGGTTATGTATGAGAATCCAATGTTATAGATATTATCGAAAGCATTAGATAGCATGAACAACACACCATCTTTCGAAACAAATGGAGTGATTTGTTTACGCAATCGACCCGCTTCATGCCATAGTTCTACAGCCAGGCGTTCATCGTTATCCAGTTTTGCCTTTATCAGCTGCAGCTGAAGGTTTACTATTTTATTCCAAATCTCGAATATACGAATACCGGCTTCATCTTCGTAGTATTGTGCCGGATCTGTCATCCATTTATGTTCCGGAAGATAACCCATGG